TATCGAACCTGCTTCAAACTCAAGATCAACACCTGTAAGGTTAAATAGTAATTCTAAGTCTTCAGTCATAGGAAATCTATTGAGTCAATGATTATTTGTTCTGCTTTCTTCTTTGCTTGATGTACTTTGGTATCGTGGTCATACATGTGCATAGCTAAAGCAGCTAGTGTTGGGCCAAATAAAGGTTTTACCGGTAAACGTTTACTACTTTGTCTTTCTAGCATTATTGATCTACCAGGCCCAATATTATTACCTTCACTATCTTGCCTATACCTTCTAACTAAATTACCTTTAGCATCCCTTGAAGTAAAACCACCACGATTAGTTTTACCATAAACTACTTTAATTCTTCCACGAATAATCTCAACAAAATGTACCCATCCATCATGTACTTTATCTCCTGGCCCTATATTACCTTTAATTGGCCTTAATCTATTCATATATCTGGAAAGATTAATACTAGGTTGGGAATAAGATAACTCCCCTTTAATAACATTACGACCAAAGTCTTGTACTTTTGCAGCTTTACCAATTAAAACAGAATCTAAATCTCCAGGCGCTCTATAATGTCTTTGGACAGCAAGCCTAAGTTCTGAATGAATTGCTAAAGCTGCTCTACCTACACCTAACGAAATATCTTTTTTAATCCTTTTAGGGTTCAAAGCTTCTTGAAGAAGTTCTAACCCATTTATCTTAGCAATAGATATAGTCATATAGGGTAGGAGAGCAATTATTTAACGATTAAGCAATAACTTTCCATGCCACACAAGATTCTATGTCCTTGTGCGCCATTAAGAAGTTAGTATGGTATTCATACTCTTCCTGACCAGTTTTCTCATTCATCCAATAGTTCATCCAACGTGGCATAGAAGCCCAGTTAGCTCTTGGATGCATAATACGACCATAAATCTTCAATGCGTTTTCAGCAGAAGGAAGAGAAAGAACCCAACCATTACCAATATAAGAAGTCTCAACACCAGTAATACGATCATTGTAAACCGCATTATAGGTATAGATATTAATTAACGCACCGTTATCTAAAGGATATGATCTTCTAAAAGTCAAACCTTTATATTCCTGCGCTCTTGGTAACAAGTCTTGTGCAACACGAACAACACTTGAAATAGTCAAATCAGAAGAAACCAAATAGTTTTTGGTCAAATCATAATTAAATACATCATAAGCATCATCAGACATTACAACAGCAGAAGAACCAGAACGTGCATTAGCAGTTTCATAGATTCTTACAACGTCAAGAACTGGAGTACAAGATTTATCATCAACTTTAGCTTTACTCCAAGCTCTTGCACCAGCAGTACCGCCAGAAAGAACAGGAAGAACAGTTGTTGAACTATCCCAAGGAGCAGTAACAGCAGAAGCAGTTAAGTTCACAGAAGGAATAAGTTTCAAACTATTCAATTGAGCAGTAGTTCTGATAACAGTTCTATTGAAATCATAACGAACAATAGGATGATTTTCACCAGAAGCTTGATAACCACCATAAAGGAAAATATCAGCAGCAGTTTTCTCAAACAAGTTCTCAAAGCGATATTCTGCCAGAGTTACTTTTTGTTGCAATCTTAAAGCTTTGTTAGCTAAAACATCAACTTGACCAAATTGTTGACCAAATTGTCTACTGTTTAAAGTTTCAAAATCATCTGAAGTAATACTTTCTTTTGAATAAGCAAAGTACAATTCTTTTGTACCAAAGTCATTCAATTTAATTGGAGTAGCATCAGCAGTTGGAGCAACAAATTGACCCATAACATTCTTAATGTTATATTCTTGGTCAAGATTTACTCTTGTTCTATCTGAATATTGTGGAGCAGGAAAGAAACTTTGCAACCAATTAGGTCTCTTAGTTTCCATAGCTTCCAGCGCACCAGAAAGAATAGGTGCAACTTGATATGCGTCAAGAAATTGTGTAACCATTAGATATAATCTCCTAAGTTTCTGAAACCAAGTTCATCGAATTCAGAACCTTCTACAAGTTTCTGTCTCAATCGTTTCAAAGTTTTAACATCTGCTTGAGTTGCAGGAATACCAGCAGCACCAGTATTGAATGAAGTACATGCTCTTAAAGTACCATCAGGAAGTGTGATAGTATCAGCATTAGGGTCAGCAGCCCAACGAATAGCATCTGCCCACAAAGAAACTTCTGAATAAACAGCAATTTCAGTATCAGCATTTGCACCAGCAGAGTTAATAGCAGCTACATCATAAACTGCAATACCTGCTAATCGAGGCAAAGTAGTTGTACCGTCAATATTAACTATAGAAACTTTTGCTGAAGCAGTACCAGTTGCAGCTAAGTCGGTAACATCAGTTAAAGCAGTTGTTGAAGTAAATACGATACTATCAGCATCGTAAGCATCAATAGTATAACCAGTCAAAGTACCAGAAATAGTTACGTTAGTACCAGCGGCAACACCATTATTAACATAGTTAAGAATAGCAGCAGCCCAATTAGCAGCAGTAACAACACCAGAAGCAGTTGCAGTTAAACCAGCAGTAATAGTTGTTTCAGTGTTTGCCAAGTTCGAGCTTAAAGTAACCAAGTTACTTTCATTCAGAACACCAGCATAAACAACATATTTACCATCATTATTAGAAGATAAAGGAGTTAAAGCTTTAACTACTTGACCAGCCAGTAAGGTGACAGTTTTAGTTTGTCTACCTTCCGCACGAAAGAAAATATCCTTTGTTACCTTATCTGGATAACTTTGGAATCCACCATTATATTCAGGCATAAGTAATTACTCCTTACTTAACGTTAGCAAAAATGTTTTTTTGTTCTGCCAAGGATTTGAATCCTTCCAGAATACCACCAAAAGCTTTTGGTTCATCAGATTTAACTTCTTGTGTATTATCTGAATTCAATGAACCTTGATCTTCACTTTTTGGAGAAGGATTAGCTAGTTGAGTTTGTTCTTTAATAAGTTCAAACATACCAGTACAAGAATCAATATCTGCACCAGATTTAATAAATTTTTCCAGACTTCCTTTGATACCAAAAGTTTCAGCAGATTTCTGAATTCCCAAGATACGATCTTGTTCTGCTTTAACAGCAGACTTAACAGCAGTTTCTTGAGAACCTTTTAAAGTTGCATTTTCCGCACTTAGTCTAATGACTTCAGCTTGGAGTTCTTCAATAGTCATAGTGACTCCTTTTGTAAAAGTTTCAGGTTGTTTAAACTTGTTATCTTCAGAAAGAAGATTAATTTTGTTATCGGAGGAATCCGATTTTTGTTCGGTATATAAAGTAGGGGTTAGTGAGTTTGCACCAAAAAGAACACAAGAGTTTTCTCTAACATCAACTTTAGTAACTGCCCAGAAATAACCTCTTTTATCAACTACTTCTTTATTAAGGATTTGTGGATAGTATTTCTGCCAGATTTCATATTCTTTTTCATCACCTTCAACTTGAGAGTTGTAAGCAAGTTCTATTTCACCATAAGATAAACCAATTGAATGTTGGTTAATCTTTCCAGACTTATAGAATTTGTAAACATCTTCATTATAGTCTTTTCGGATTAGTGAGTCCATTAGAAGAACTGTTGTTTCTTCAGAAGAATCGAAACCAAGTTCATTTGCTGGCAGTTTCTTTGTGTAAACTTTCTTAACATCACCAACATGAGCAGTTGATTCATGCTTATGATCTGCAATATGAGGGATAGAGTTTCCTCTATTCTTTATGCTTTCTTTATAAGCTTCATCAGTTAAAACATCCATGTGAGAGTCACAAAAGTTTGCAGTATTACAAACAACTGTAACCATGAATGGAGCATCAACTTCTTCAGAATCTTCCTTTAAGTTAAAACTTTTTTTTTGAGTCTCAACCGGAGTAATATCTGCTTGATGAATTAAACCATCAGTAAACTTTATGGTTCCTTTTTTCTCAGCAATTAATACCTCTTTATGAGTTTTAAGTGCTTCTTTAAGTTCGTTACCGGAAAGTTTATCTAGTTCTTTTAGTTTCATTATTTTCTCCTGAGCTGCTAAAAGCCCTACTTTTCTGCAAGGGTAGTTTACATAAAATAGGGCTTTTTGTCAACTTATTTATGCGTTTCCAGTAGAATTTGCGTTTGCCTGACTATTATTAGCTTGTGCCATTTGTTTACCACCTGCCATTAATAAGTTATCAAGCCCAAGTTCCTGAATCATCTTTCTATCTTCAGCAATTTCTTCAAAAGTAGTATGACGTTCATCAAGTTTACTTTGTAAAGTTGCCATTCCATTTTGAACTTCAAGAATATCAGCTTGTGCATCTTTAAGTTCATCTACTCCATACCATCTAGGCATTTGAAATACTGGAATAGCTGTTGAAGTTCTAGGGATATATAGGTTTGCTAAGTCTTTAAAAGAAGTTGCAATAGGTCTAAGAAGAAGTGGGATTGTATAGAAATGATGAACATATTCAATCCGGTTTCTTAACTCAATTGCTATTCCTCGAAGTGTTGAGAAATCAATTCCTTTATAATCTCCTGTAAGTTGAAAATAAGGAATACCAATAGCAGCAGCAATTCTTCTTAATTCAACTTCCATGAAAGGGATTAGGTTATTCCCAATATCTGAAGATTGAATTGAAGTTAGTTTCTCCCCTTTGTTAAGATATTGTACGTTTCCTCCTCTTGCTTGAAAGATAACTTTATCATTATTGTTCTGGTCTTTCTTAATTGCTGGTGCGCCAACTGGAGTCATATTCATTGGATTTGTATTTTCAATAATCCAAGAAATAGCTTGAGCAGCTTTTTGTTTATTAACTGTTGCATCAGCAAGATCATCAAGTTCATAAAGAGGAAGAAGAACTGATGATAAGAAAGGAATACCTATCCATTGATTTGGAGTTTCACGAATGAAACTATGAATAAGCTCTGAAGCAGGGATTGTTATTTTTTCATAAGGATTAGAATCAGGACGGAATGTCGTATCTATTCTACTTCTTTGAAAGTAATACTCAACTGGTTTTGAATCTTCAAACTTTATCCCATTCCTTACATTATCATTAGCAGAAAGGCCAGAATAGAATATGTCATGAAACTCAGACTCAATAAACTCCAGTTTCAACGGAACTTTGTTCTTATTATTCCCTCTACGAATCTGCTTCCTTACAAAAGAACTTCCAGACATAAAACAACTCCCATGATGGATTGCTTGAAAAGTTCTGAAATCTCCATAACCATCAAGCATTGGGTCAAGTTTAAACTCTTCCCATAAATCTTGCATTTGAGTATGTTTCTTCCCTTTCTTGTCAATCCAATTAACTTCAAGAGCTTTCATATTTTCAACATACTTCTTAACTGCTGAAGAAGCATAACCATTGTTTCTTCTTGCATGAGCAGAACGAAGTTGAAGAGTTAGGAGTTCCCTTGCCGCAATATTATCAGAAGTTCCATAAACAATTCCTGCTTGTTCTTTACGATAATTTGTAACTGCTCCTTCATAAGCAGGTTGTGTTAAAACACTAAAGTACATATCTTCTTCAGTCATTAGAATATATCCTTACCTACTTGAAGAGGTATTGTTGAGTTTGTACGGAAAGTTGGTGTAGCTGTTGAATAACTTGCGATAATAAGGTTAAGATCACTCCTTAATTCGATTAACGTGTTAAGTAAAGTATCTGGGTTCCAATACTTATACTCTCTTTGGAAGTTTCCTGAACCAACTCTAAGTTGAGTTATTCGCTTTCCCCCAATTAAATCTGATATAGCAACTTGCACAGTTTTTAGTTGACTTTGTGCTTCGGATAACGGCATTGTTATCATAGTAACTCCTAATTGTGATAATAAGCTTCAAGTTCGCGCCAATGTTCTTCTGTAAACATTCTTACACCAATTGCTATAGAAGCATGAAGTGTATTTTTTTCAGCATCCATAGCTTCTTTTCTTTTACCTGGAATAAGTTTGAAAACTTCTTTATTGTAGGAAGAATTCACATCAATAAGTTTCCGGCAGGAGAGCATTTGTTCTTCGTAGTTCCCATAACTTTGCTCGTTAAAGTAGTAAACATTCTTCTTAGCTTCTTTATTCTTATTAAGTCCGATTCTCGTAAGAATATCATTATGCGCCCTATGCGCTCCAAGATGATAAAGAGTGACACCTTTTGTTTCTGCAAGAGTCTTTCTTATTTGTTTTCCTGTATCAACATCGAATAACGAAGGTTCTTTATATATTTCATCTTCAGAATATCTTAAATCCCTAACACCTTTTGTAGCAAATACCTGATCGTTATACTGGTGAGCAGCAAGAACCCAATCATACACAAGATCAGTATTATCACCTGAGTCGATAGAAATAGCAGAAACACGGATAGTTTTTCCCGAAGCATGAGGAATCTCCTTTAATACAGTTTCTTCAAGTAGTCTTGTCCAAACAATGTCATCTTGATTCTTTACATCACCAAAGATTTCTTTCCAAGTGATAAGCCAAGAATTATTATCTCTTCCCCAAGCACGAAGTACAAAAGCAAATCTATTATCTTGAT